GGGTGAAGCTGCACGTAGGATGAAGGACGGTACGTTCTCTGATTGGTTTAACGCAAAAGAATTAACAGAAACATTTGCGGGTCAAAGTTTTAGAACAGGTACAGGTAACATCTTTATTAAAGAGCTTTCTGATATAGCTAGTGGTGCAGAAGACCCTGCAGGACAGAGCAAAGCAGGCAAGGCTCTGGGAAGAATAGCGGGTGACTACGTTACTAGTGCGATTGTTCCGCTGACACAGATAGTTGACATACAACGTGCAACTGGCTTACGTACAAGTGAGTACGTAGACTATGCGGAAGACACAACAGATCAAGGTTTCCTTGCGGGTGTAGGTACACAAGTAAAGAGATCACTTGGATCACGAGGCTTTTTGAATTTAACTGACCCATCTTCTGATGAGGATAGACCACGTAGGGAATCTATATTCTCCGCTGATAGAAAGAGAGAGAACATAGCTATGAACTTAGGGCTGGGTATCTCTACAGTAACTAGGGACGATGACTACGCTGAGTACATACAAGGTAAAGGGTTTACAGAATTTGAACTGTCAAGTAAATCTAGGACACCTACTATAAGGAATAGAGAAAACAAACTTATACGTGATCAACTACCTATACTAGTAGAAGCAGCTAAACAAATTGAATTACTTCTACGTTCAGAGTACCACTCACTACCAGCGAAAGTTAAGAATGAGTACACACAAGCTCAGTACGTTAACACAGAGATAAGAGATTACATTAAAACTGAAATGAAATCTATACGATCTAGTGTTCGTGATCTCAGGACTATGGGTACAGAGGAAGCCGTTATACTTACTGAACGTTTTGGCAGGTTAGGCAAGGATAAAAGGAAGGTTGCTATAGCTAGGTTCTATACTAATATAGGTAAGCCCCCAAGGATGTCAGACCCCGGTGACTTAGAGACACTAATAGAACTATCTAAATAAGAAAAGGGGGCCTTAACAGCCCCCTCTTTTTTTGTCTAACGTGTGTCTCCACTACCGCCTATTGTTCCTGCTTCTTTTCGTGCAGATAACTTCTTCTCATTCATTGCAGCTATCATACCTAATGTTAGATTGAGATCAGTTGCAAGTGCAGCACAGTACCACAACACATCTCCTATCTCACTAGAGATTTGTTCTCGCCAATCATCTGGTCTACCTTCAGGGCCATCACGTATGAGCTTCTTAACCTTATTGGCTACCTCACCTGCCTCACCTGCTAGTCCAAGTGCTGGGTATAGGATACGGTGTTCGTCAGGATAGATTGCAGTCTTAGATGCCATCCGTTGATACGCATTAAAATCAGACATGTTGTACTTCTCCTTGAGGAACTGCTCTACTTCTTGCTCTAGCTTCATTATCTTTTACCCGTTTCAAGTTATCGAAATAGGCTTTATCAAATCCCCTACTCCACTCACGATACTGCATCGTATCTGCATGGAATGGATTGACAGTACGATTGTATCTAAAGCCATCATATCCCATGTTGTACTGAACCTTTAAAGGTGCATCGTACTTACCCAAACCACGTGACTCTCTAGTCTTCTTTATCATAGGATGATCTCCTTATGCTACGTTAATAAGTTGCGCTTCTTTGTAGGGTACATGATAGAACTGCTCCCCATTAGTTATGTTTTGTCCCCTTGCTTCCTTTAGTTTATCTTCTGTTAATAGAGAACTGTCGATACACCACGCCTTAGATAGATCACCACTAAAGATGTAGAACTTTAGGTTGCTGTGATGCTTACCTAGTAGACGCTTCTTACGTTCTGGTATGCGTATCTCTGCCCAGTGAGAAGGCCAATCACCATTCCATGCTGTCTTTACTTCCGCTTCACTGTAGTAAGTAACGCTATCCTTTTGTGTTATAAGGTCTGCGTCATACGACTCTGTGCTATCTAATAGTTCGTGTCCCTCTTTGACTAAGTGACTGATGAGTGCTTTCTTAGCTACGTCATCGTACTTGCTATAAAGATTACTTGAGAATGGTTTTCTATATGCTGCCATGTTGTACTACTCCGATTCTGTTTTAGTGGATAAGTTATCTTTGAGTTTTTTTAGTAAGATGTCTGCTGATGTTCGTACACTTTGTAGTGTGTAAGTTAATTGTGTCTGCAAATTATTGTTGTAGTTAATTTCTGACAACATATTCTTTTGCAGGTCAGTAAAGTCGTCTGTATCGTACTCAGTTTCGTCTAGTGTTACTTTAGTCATGTTTGTATTCTCCTTTTGTTACTGCGACATATGTATTATGAGATGTCTACAATCTCACATGAGTCACCACTACATGCTAATGTCTGCATTGCATTGGTGTTATCGTCTTTCTCGTGCTCAGACAGCCCAGCCCAATCAATTGTCTTAGGCATAGTCTTTAATAACACATTGTATGCATCCTTGTCTACCTCTTGGTAGGGTGCTTGCTGATAACTATGGTCAGAGTGTGGTAGAAAAGACACACCTGACATCTCATCAAAGTGTTTGTAAACAAATGCTCCTACTTCCATCCACTCCTCATCACGCACAGTGCATGTGATACTTGGCTTATGCTCACACCAGTGACGTTGGTACACTAACCATGTCTCAAGTTGTTCAACTGCAGTCATGTCGTTACGTGTTACTGAGTTCTTAGGTGACTTGATAGGAAAGCTAAACACTGTAGTAGTGTCAGGCTTCATAACACATTGCTCATGTGGGACGCCTTGGTCTTTCATAAACTGTGTTAGTCCGTCTTTGTTGTCTCCTCTAACGGTTCTAATGTAGTGGTTACTGTGTCTGGCGTGTATCCCAGAGGCACTGTCAACGAGTTGTGAAACCGTGCCGGAAGGCTTAACGCAAGTAATAGCTGTAGATACAGGTATATTAAGTAGCCCAGCGTACTCACGATTAGTATCAACAGCAATGCTTTTAAGATGTTCAAGTGTTTCTCCTAGTCCTTTGTTCTTCAATGTCATCAATGGATTGTCCATCAAGCCTGTAAGTGACACACCCAACAGACGTTCCTCATCTGTATTCTTAGCCCATACTTTACGTAGGTATGGAAACTTTGTAAAGCTAGACTGTATTGTACCAAGGATAGTAGCCATACGTACCTTTTCTACTAGGGAATCAAGATCATCTGTTGCTCGTACAACTACCTCTGTTAAGTTACAAAACTGATACGGGCGTAAAATTATCTCACTGCACGGGTTAGTCCCGAACTCATAGTTAGGATCACGCCTACCATTCTTGGCTGCCTGCTTCTTAGAAGCCTGACGATTGAAGATGCCACGCTCACCTGACTTACTTTCCACTAAAGAAATCCACTCACGCATAAATGTCTCCATGTCTGGCTTCTCTGTGTAACATACTGAGTTGTTAGCTAATGCACGGTGTCCTGCAGCTTCCCACCACTGACCTGACTTAGCGTGACGCATACGATCATCACTAAGATTACTCAATGAAATCATGGCACTACGGCGTACCCCACCGACAACTACGATCTGACCAATGAAGCACATAAGATCGTGACACTCCATGCTTGACAGTGAACGTCCTTGTGCCGACCTAAATGTTGACACAGCAAAGTGAAACAACTCAACCAAAGGTGCAGGGCCACTAGCTCTACCACCAAATGTCTTGAGCCTTGCACCCGCTGGGCGTACTTGACTTACATCCCACTTAGGTATCTCACCTGCCCACAGTAACGCTAGTACCTGACGTAGTGCCTTAGCCCAACCTTCTTTGCTGTCCTTAACTACTACAGTTGTCTCACTAATGTACAACTCAGGTACTTCTGGTAGTTTACTAATGAACTGACGCTCAACACTGAAGCCTACCCCAGTGCCACAGAGAAGGATGTACATAGCCTCATCGAATGACTTAGGATCATCTACTGGTAAGTAACTACAGTTGAACCCTGCGGTGTTGTCACGATCTAATGCAGGGCCAGCCGACATCATTGCCCTCATAGATGGCATAACGTCTAAGCTAAGGATAGCGTCCTCAATCTTACTTACTTGCTCAGTAGATACAGATGCTACCTTACGTACTACGTTATCTATGTATCGTCCTACTGTCTCTGACCATGACTCCCTGCGTCCTTCTACATCTAACCAACGTGCATACCGTGAAGTATGTATGAAGGCTTGGTAATCTGTTGGTAAAAAGTTATTCATATGTGTCTACTCCGCTATTGTTTTAATTGATTGGATCGTCATACCATCTACATCGTAGATAAACTCTTGTAGGGCTTCCCTTATCTCATCGTTTATAAGATAGTCTGCTGGCATTTGATACTCCTTCTCGTCTATGTTAAGGGTTAAGAATACTTTAACTATCATCTTGATCCTCAATCAGTACGTTGAGATACCACTGTGCTTTCTTCAAATCTTCTACGCCGTTCTTATACTTGAACCGCCATAGATATTTCATAATGTTACCCTGTAGATAGAAGGAGAAACCTTCCTCACCTGTAGCTGCACGAATAGCATCAATACATTCTACACCTGCAAAGTTGTAATGCGCTGGTGAATTTACCATGTCATCATCCTCTAGTGCTTTCATGTCTTACTCCCTCGTTGTTTGAAGTTTACGTTGATTACATTCTCTTCTACACTGTTTACTGTAGCGTCTGGTATGCCGTCTTCTTCTTCTTGCTCGTCTTCAACTCTTTCTATTATAGCATTTAGTTTGTCACGAACATAATCATCTTCTTCCATAGCTGGCAGTGAAGCACATACCATCTTAGTTATTCCCATAAGATTGAAGTGATCCTCATCTGACATATCATTTTCATCTGTAGTAACAGTACCCACTAGTAACTCGCCTGTCCATTCGCCCCTTTTATCTAAGAAAGGTGTCAACCTAATGATGTAATCATTTGGATTGAAGTCTAAAAATATTCTATCTTCTATCATAAGTGTCATCTCCTTTTTACCTTTCTGTATGGGCAATGTATCAACGAGGGATGCATGTCCTTACCTTTTTCTTCTAACCATTCGAGGGGAATGATCCTGTCGTGATACTTTATACCATTCTTTTCACACCATTGTCCATAGCTACTTTTAGCTCCCTTACTTAATTTCTTTTTACTACTTGTAAACACAAATCGTATGTCTAACTTGGGGTGCTGCACCTTAACAGCTAAATGTTTGCGCCTGTCATCGGCAGTAAACAATCCTTTTGTCTCAATTATTATACCATTCTTCAGCACAAAGTCTGGGGTATAGGTACGGTACATGAGGTCTTCCCATTCAATCTTGACTTCCTCATACTTGAACGGCATGTTATGCTCAATAAGATAGTCTTTGGTTCTAACCTCTAGTCCACTCCTATACCCATGCTTCATGGCTGAAGAGAATTGCTTACCGTTCACCTTATGTACGCCACAGTAGGTAACGTCTTGGCTTGAGATACTTTAGATGGTTGTTCGTCTATATCAAAGCAAGCAAATCTGTAATCGCAAAACTTACAATTACTATTTAGTATCATGTTGCCTGACTCTTTACCTCTAAAGGTTTCGGGTACAGGTTCAAAGCAACGCTCAAATTTGTTATCGTTTATTGTTTTAACTGTCTCCTCTAGCTTGGCTATCTCATCTTCAAGAACAAGGCCATCAGCAGGGACATACTTGATGTTGCCGTTAGCTTTGTTGACTACCCACCAGCCACCTACCTTCTTACCAGTAGCCTTAGTGTATCCTGCTAACTGCCCTACGTAACCAAAGGGGTCACTATCAGCCAATGTTTTGTATGACTCAAACTTATTGCGATAAGACCAATCAGATGCAGACTTAACGTCATCTAATGCCCCATCCATAACAAGGTCATACGATCCTTTAATTGTTTCACCGCCTAACTCCAGTGTTACAAAGTTATCTTTATCTTCGTATGGAACACCTGCTTCTTTTATGATACCTTTGAAGGCTGCTTCAACGATGTCTCCCAGTAGCATATTCATTACGAAGGTGGTTGGTTTGGGCAACGCAGTCTCTGGCTTGTTCTTCGCAAACCAAAGCTGACAAGTAGGCTTACCAATGTTAGACATCCGTAAGCGAAACTCATCACGCTTGTTGCCCCCACCAAACTGGCGGCGCATAGCATCCATTACATCTGTACCAATCTGTGTGATTGTTTCTTCCGACATGGAAGACGTTCCAGATGTAGCATCTTCAAGATACTGATTAATCGCCAGTTCAGCAGGGTGATTCATTAGACAAAATCCTCTTCGTTAATGTCTACGAATGACTCAACCGTGTCTACATCTACTTCCTCATCCTTACGCATGTTATCGTTCCATGCATTGAGGATGTATGTATTGTAGTTCTCAATCCACGCAATGAAACTTGCGAACACTTCCTGTGCATCGTTGTCCATCTCCAAGGTAGTGCCAAGGTCTAGCTCTGCCTCTGGTACAAAGAAGCTGCTACCATTAGGTAGTGGTACTTCCCTTGTAGTAAGAGCCATGTTGTGCTGTGGTGGTAGACGCCGCATCTTAGTTAGCTTGTTGAACTGTTCGCCCATTGTCTTGAAGGCATCACGGTTATCAATCTCCCAGATGAACGGGGTTACATCTACTGATACAGGGTTACCTTTCTCATCTGTAGGATTGATCAACTCTACTGTACCAAACAGTGAACGAACACGCTTGATAGACTTGATTAGTTCTTTCATTGTGTCAGGCAGTGCAGCCCAATCTTGGATAAACCCTGCTGGCTTACCACAATTGAAGCCACCTTCGTTGTCCTTCATGTCATTGTTAAGGTCATTAGCCATAACAGTCTTGAGGAAACGGTTAGGTGTACTGTCGTTACCTTTGATAAACTTCTTGTACATAAACCGCTGAAGGAATGGACGAATGGTCACACCCTCTGCGTAGTACGTAAGTCCGTCAGGTATCTCCAACTTGTATGCACCGCCACCGATTACTTCGATGTTTTTTATCTTACCCTTGATCTCTTCCTGACCCATGATAGGTGTGTGGTGGATGCGAAGACGTGCAAGGGTACTTGCCTTACTTGCCTTGCTGGTTGACTCTGCGTTCATGCCCATTGCTTGAGCCATTGCTGCGAAGTTGTTCGTGTCGATTGTTGTTGCTACTTGATTCATATTTTATTTCTCCTATTTAGGTTATCCGAAAGTAAGTTATATCATGCTACGTCTTTTGTGTCAAGCCAGTTTGGGCCTATCTTTGCCTCTAATAATAGAGGTATGTTAAAGTCTATGCCCCACTTGCGATTGACGATTGGTATCAGCTTGTCGTTAGCTGCTTGTATTACTCGTAGTACCTTCTCCTCTTCGTCTGGGTGTATGTCAATTACAATTGAATCATGCACCGTGTTTACTACGCAACTACGTAGTTTGTTTGCTGTTAGTAACTTATCAATGTATATCAGAGATATGGGTACAATGTCAGCCGTTGCAAACGATTGAACAGGATAATTTTTAATCTGTGTGAAATACGTCACACCCCCGAACCTTCGCCGTACTACATCAGGGAATGAAAACTCACGCCCAGATGGTGTAGTTATCTTACCAGTGTTGAGTGCCTCTTTGGCTAGTGCCTTGTGCCACTCAGCTACACCGGAATACTTTGTCGTAAACTGTTGATAGTATGCCGCTTCTGCAGGGCTACGACCAAACCCTGACGCCCCATACAAAGGAGCGAAGGTGTGTGCCTTGGCATCTTGACGTGACATAGGCTGACCTGCATCTGATATAACTTGTGCAGTGTAGCTGTGTACATCAAAGCCTGTAGTAACCTCATCAATTGCAGCCATGTCTTGTGATAAGAACGCAGCGACACGAAACTCTAGCTGTGCAAAGTCAGCTTCCATGATTTTACCGCCGTGCCAACGAGATATAAATACCTTCTTGACAGGGAACGTACCACCACGTGGCATGTTCTGCATGTTGGGGTCAGCACCTGACAACCTGCCTGTACCAGTGCGGTGTTGTAGTAACCGTACATGTAACTTACC